CCTGAAGATTCCTAAGCACATGCTTAAGGAAATACAAGGGTACAAGATCTATTATGCTAAGCGTACAAACTCTGACAGACTTATTAGTGGGCAAAGTTTGGCCATACCAGCTATGCCTAGGTATGCATCTTCCCCAAACCAGAACAGACTGCTGGCGCGTAAGGGGCCATACTTCAATGCATTCTACGCATTTGGTGGATTGAGAAGCGACATGGAGACCGCTATGGCTGTAGCGTCAAAGTGGAAAGCAGCTTACCACACAGACAACAATCCAGATGCTGCAGGAAGGGGACAGGAACAAGTACCCAACCCCAACAGGGCTGAGCAGTTTCCTTACGCAGGCCCTACGATTGTAGACAGGATGTTCCGTTACTACGCGAACCCAGTCTTTACATTCCACGATTTTAACATGCTGCGTAAGAGACCAACTCTTAACACAGTCACACACATACAATGCCAGGCGGCTATTGCATTTAGACAGTTCCAGGGCGGTCCTGGTGTATTTGGGGCTCGTAAAGAAGATGAGGAGAACAAAGAAAAGCTCACAACCTTCCCATCACTGGGATGGATATCACAAGCGTTGGGTAACACTGTCGACTACAACGTAGATGGTGAGATCTATGACGTGACTGATACGTTCATCGATGCAGATGAAGATGTGAGCAATCCCTACGGTAGTGACAATCCACCTGCTGACCAAGAAGACAAGCCCGGTGGTTTGTTCAAGAGAGCATTCAGACGTCTGCGCGGTAAAGAAAAAGACGTAGATGACATAGAGGATTACAGCGACGTGTCCGAGCTGCGTGCTCGTAGATACCGCATCCGTTCATACAGAGGTGGGGCATACGTAGCTTGTGCACACTATCACCCAGAGCAGATATATAGACACCGAGAGATCATCAAGGGTGGTGACCACAGATGGAATGGACAACAAAACATATGGTACAACAGCGCAGGCAAAGATTGGTCTTTAATAAAACCTGCAGGATTTGAGTTTGTAGATTCTTACTGCGCACCTAGAAACTCTCAGTTTACATTCATGCTTGACCCTGGTAGCAAAACATACCTGCCAGGGCAACGTAACTTGAAGACAGCAGAGTCTAGTTCATTCAAAGGAGCTCAGTACATCTTCAACAGGGGTGGGGAGAGTTCAATTGTTATGGCGCTCGTCAGCGGACTCCCACACCTAAAAGGACTTGTACCGTTTAAGGGTAATGCACTACCCGGATTCCCTTGGTACCTAAGCGAGGAAGAGACGTCTCAAGGAGGAGGGGTGTATGGACCATTTAACATAGCAGCTTGGGGAGACGATGACAAGTTCTTGTTCCCTGACGCTTGGTTCCAGGCAAGCAAGGACCCCAAGCCTATGCGTCCAATTCCTGACTACGCTGCTTACCTGTACGGGTCAGACGTAACTACAGAAAACTCCAACTTCAAAGGATTGAACTACACCCTAGCTGGTGCAGACTATGAGTGGGGCTATCCTATGGCTTGGCTGATCAATGTGTGCTCGCTAAAAACTGATGTATATACACCATTCGACAAGCAAGAACTGGTGTGGACTGGTTACTACTACTCAATCGATGAAGAGTTCAAAGAGTGGGAAGACCAGTATGATTTAGAAGAAGGAGCATGTTATGCAGCATTGAAGACTGGTACAACCGCAGCCATAAACGCTCTTGACTACACTCCAGGTAGTGGTAGCTCGGTCTTGTCTCCAGTGAAAAAATACTTCAGTGGAGCAGAATCAACAGAAATATATGGTGGGGATACTTACATTTCTAAGTACGCATTCCGCACTACATCTCATAGCTATGGCCACTCTTGGTTCAGAGCGTCTAGTGCTTTGGGTGATGCAGGCCCTAAGCTTAAAGATCAAGCTGCCGACAACCTGGATGCAATGAAAGTTATTGCAGCTCCAGGTAACGGCAACATTAACATCCCGTATGCAAGGAACACAAGACAGAAGGACGTACCTGATTTCTTGAGCTTAAATGACTTCCTCACCAACTGGGGTACAACAGGGGGCATGAGCGTGTGGCAGGGAGAGCACATTACTAGTATCACAGATACAACATATCCAGAGTTCCCTAACAGCACAGAGGTCGGCAAAATAGAGTCGTTCATATCTGAAACACTGCTAAACGCTAACAACTGGCAGCAAGGCAACTCTAACCCAGTGACGTCATTGTTTACGTTCATGATAGAGTCTGATGACAACATAGGACTCAGACACCAGAAAGACAGCGAGAAGGGGCAGGCGACGAAGTTCTTTGACTTCAATACAGCAGCAGAGGTATTGTTCTCACCCCCAACACAGGACTTCACAAAGCAAGACCAATTGCTGTACGAGGACCACTTCAGCTTTGTGCAGGATAAGAGGGTAGCAGTTCCATTCCCTAAAGTGAGAGCGGGGACAGAAGAGAACGATCAGTTCAGAAATAGAATCATCAGATCTAAATCTGCAACAGGATCACTGTCTGACAGGTACAGAGAGTTTTTGGCAAACGATTACGCTGACATACCTAAGAAGCGTGGTGACATCACAGACATGTTCACCATGAACGACACGCTGTACGTACATACAGAGAAAGCTCTCTTCCAAACTAAGGGTAACGAACAGCTGGAACTAGGCAGTGTCAAGGCATTCATTGGTAGCGGTGACATATTCGCAATACCACCAACCGAGCTACAGGAATCTGAGATAGGGTATGGTGGTACTATGTCAGGACTTTCGTCGTACACAACTGAGGTAGGACACTTCTATGTATCACGTAGAAGCAGAAAAGTACACATGCTTACCCAAGGCATCACAGAAGTGATGGGGAACATGAACCATTGGTTCAGAGAGAACATACCGTTTGAGATAGAACGGTACGGTATAAACGTGGATGCTCATGAGTTCCCGTATTACCCAGACGCTCCTACAAATACGAATGTACCCATGGGCTTTATCGTAGGATATGACCCCAAGTTCAAAAGGATCATTCTTACAAAGCGAGAACCTCTACCAACACAGACTCTAATAGATGGGCTGCAAGACGGTACCATAGAGATACAGAACAACATGTTCTTTGCTGTACAGCAGAACAATTCTAAAACTGGTGTTAAGCTCAGCAAGAGCGAGAGAGAATACACACATAGACGTAATCTCGAGGCATTCAGAGAGAACACAGCTATAGACAAGCTTGGTCCTTCTGACACAGCAAGGGAGATTGTTTCTGACATAAACCACCCAGCCAACAAGGGTAATGTGAAATCAGGACCTATAGGCCTGAGTAACCCTACGTACTTTACACAAAGTGGGTGGACATTGTCATACTTACCTGACCTGCAGATATGGATCAGCAGACACAGCTACGTACCAGACATCTTCATTACGGGTGAGCAGACATACTACACAATGTACAAGGGTAGTGTGTACATGCACAACGATGAAGACAACCCAGGTAACTTCTACAATACACTGTACAACTTTGAGCTAGAGTTCATTGACAATGCTAACCCAGCAATGGCTAAACTGTACAGCAACGTGTACTACTGGGCTGATGCAAAGAGTAGAAGTGAGGACTATACAACAGAGTTCAAGAGGCAGACATTCCCAATCTTTGACAGATTCTATGTCTACAACACTACGCAGATATCCGGAGAGTTTACAGAAATCAACTACCTCAACAACTGTAGGCTTGTGGATGGGATATGGTACATCAACTCATTCAGAGATTTGGCCGCTGTCGTAGTAAATACCAATAGCTATATTAATACAGGTGAACCTAACGTAGTAGGTAAACTCACAACCAAAGTTGAGTCAACTAGGGAGGACACTCCTATGTTTACCTATGAGGGGGTACCTAACCCAGAATACATAAACGCGGAAAAGCAGTGGTACGAACAGAAGAAGTTCATTGGACACTACTTAGGAGTACGCCTTATCAGCAATAACGAGAGCAAAAATTTGATATATTTGTATTCTGCCGGTACCAAGTTCCGTAATTCGTACAGATAATGAGTGATAACAAATGGATACAGAAAGCCAATAGGCGAATGAAGCGGAAGGGCACTGTCGGCAAGTTCACTGAATACTGCAAAGGAAAGGTAACTGCTGAGTGCATTGCCCGTGCCAAAAAGTCAAACGACCCAACTCTAGTAAAGAGAGCAATCTTTGCAGAGAACGTGCGAAAGAAGCAAGAGGGTGGAGCACTTGACTTCTTGGGTGGGGGACTAGACTTCTCAGATGGAAGCACCCCAATTGTATCCGATGCAGCTTCAGGTTTGACGAACATGGGTGGACTCAAAGGAGCCATCCAAAACTTCAAAATGAAGAAGCAGAATGAGCTTGCAGATGCTGGGGGAGTTAAAGGCATATTTGAAGACGGGGCAAAGGGACTCAAAGAAGGACTGAAGGGAGCTGTCAGCATGGGTACTGCAGTCAATGCATTATCCCAGCTTGCTGCTAAGCATGCAGAAAAGAAGGCTGGTAAGGCTGCAGTAGCCGATCCATACCGCAACAATGTAATGGAGCGTAAGGCTGCAAAGCGTGCAGGGTTTGGTACAGGCTTTAAAGCAGCAGCAGACAGCCAGGTAGGCCAAGCATTGGCCAAGGTACCTGTGTTTGGTAAGGGACTACAAGCTTTGGCAGGCGTAGCTGGTGGTATCTTCGGAGCTAAGAAAGCCAAGAAGCAGCAAGAGAAAGACCGTAAGGAAGCTGTAAAGCAAATGCGTACTGCACAACAAGCTCAGCTTGCACAACAGGCTGCAGAAGCAAAGCAGTTCGAGACATCAGGTGAGACAGGATTTGCTGACGTCGGCTCCATCACAAACTCATATCTGGCACAGCGAGGCATGCGTGACGGGGGTGAGTACAGCAGGTCATACATATACGGTGGAACCAAACTAGAGGGAGGAAAGACAGAGCCATTGCCGGGCGGAGCTGTAGAGTTCATAGGCAAGAAACATTCACAGGGCGGCATCATGCTCGATCCTCAGACAGAAGTCGAGGGTGGGGAAACAATGGACAAAGTACACATGAAAAAAGACGGTAAAAAGACAGACTACATCTTCTCTGACTACCTGAAACTGGGTGGTAAGACGTTTGCACAGAGGCATAAAGAACTCTTGAATGGTGGTGCTAGCCAGAAAGACATACAGAAACTTGCTCAGATGCAAGAGAAGAAAGCTGGTAGAACCCCTAAGGTGATGCAGTTTGGTGGAGAGTCTTCTGTGTACGCAGAGGGAGGTGTACGCAAGTATCAAGAAGGTGATGCACTCCCACCAGAAGAAAAGCCTAAAACAGGTATACGTGAAGGAGAAATAGAGATCGGGTCTGACCACCCACTCTACCCCAAAGATGCTAAGGAGGGAGAAAAGTTCTACATCAAAGATGGTGAAGTAACTAAAGAAACAGACAACGAGTCTGGTACAGCTAAAAGAAGAGAAGAGGTGACTCGCTGGTCAGAAGGCCTGCTACAATTCAAGACTGGGGATAACCTTTACTCTAACGTTACACTCAAAGACGTAGACGGTAGACTGCAGAATGAGAGCCACTGGGTGAAAGACATCGACTTCGGTGAGGATGGGTTTAACGTAGATGACACAGAGGATGTAAAAAAGTACCAAGAGGAGTACAACTCTCGTGTACCAGACAACCAAAAGATTAAGGTAGACGGTAAGTGGGGTGATCAAACTCAGAGTGCTACAATACCGCAAAAGCCGGAACAACCTAGGGAAGTACGCAGGGAGATGCCGGAGGTAGAGCAGGAGATTATTACTACTCCAGGATGTGAGTGTGAAGACGGTACAAAGAAGCAAGAGTGCTGTGAGAAAACACCAGACGATCCAGGAGACATCGAAGACGTTAAGACTAGAGAGATCCCAACACTGGCAATGCTTGGTATGGGAGCTCAGCTTATACCACCCATCTATGCATTTAAGTCACAGCCTGCATACATAACAGGCCCAGGTGCTGCATCAGTGCAGGCACCTAACATGCCTAGAGTTAACTTGAATGCTGAGCGTTCTGCAAATGCAAATGACTTCCGCTCTACCATGGCTGCAATTGAAGGCAGCGGTGGGGGTCCAGCTAGCATGGTTAATATGATTGCAGGGTTGGAGAGAAAGCAAGCAGCCGATAGAGAGATTGCAAATGCAGAGAACAAAGCAAACAAAGAGCTGTCTGCAGAAGAAAAGCGCATGAAGCTTGAGGCAAACAAAGCCAATGCTGAACTTGGATTGGAGGCTGGTCAGTTCGCTGCATCTCTTGCACGTGAGCAGATCAGAGACAGACGTGAAGAGAAGCTTGGTGCACTTGATGCTATGGCTGACAGACTTGCTGGTATGGCAGGAGACAGCTTGGAATACAGAGCTCAGGAGAGACTTGCAAGAGAGGTTGGGGCTGATGGCATATACGAAGCACAGCAGCTCAGAGACATGGGCTACACAGAGGAGCAGATAAATGCATACTTCGCCCGTAAGAAGCAAGAGAAGAAGGAGCAGAACAACCAAGACATTGCAGAAAAAGAGTCTAAGGAAGCTGTAGCACAACAAGAAGAGAAGCTAGAGGAGAGCGAAGAAAAACAACTGGGAGGACGCGTGAGAAGAAGAGTAAAAAGACCAAGTGGTAACACAGGTGGTTATATTCGCAGAGCGAAAGCAGTGAGACGTAAAAGAAGAAGATAATGGCGTACAAGTTCAAACCATATAGAAGTGTATACAGAGATCCGCAGTCTGTAAAGATTAACGAGATACTTCGTAAAAGATATGTAGATGCTTTTGCTGCAGATACACTGACACAGAATGCACTGTCAGACATGCTGGTGTCTGCAGACTTTGCAGGTGACGTAGAAAAAGCAGCACAGCTGAGAGCTACAATAGATGCTAGATCTAAGAAGTACGCAGAGAGTGGTAGGTACGAGATGTACGGTACAAACATTGCACGTGATGCAGGAGAGTTTTTGCAGGGCTACAACCCTTTGAAAAAAAACTACGAGGAAAGAGAGAAAGCTAAGACTGCTGCACAGCAAAAACTAAACCCTGACGACTATGAAAAGTGGTTGGGGTGGAGTCTCACTCGCAGGGACGAGAATGGTGAATATCAACCATACCAGGGCATAGAGTATGATGAGAACGGGTATGTTGTACAAAGCTCATACTACCAAGCTGAACCTGTCCCTGAAGCAGTAGACATCAATGCAGAGATACTCAAGCAGGTCAATGCCCTCCCCATTATGAAAGAGGGTGGGTACACTGCAGCCAGCTTTGACTTCCAGACATATACAGATGAGCAGGGTAACACAATGAAGATACCTGTCATCAGAACTACACAAGGCCAGACCATCAGTGGTAAGGACAGCGAGGCTGTATCACAAGCAGTGCAAGCTGCATTGGGATCACCTGAGGTACAAGCCTACTTGAACTTCAAGTCTGAGATAAACACGTGGGACATGGAGCCTGGTAGCCTGCAGACACAGATAGAAGGTAGAGTGCAGGAACTCGAACTCGAGATGGCTGGTGCAACAGGTACCAAGAGAGACAACATACAAGCACAGATTGCAGACCTGAAGACTGCGCAAGAATCAGGTAGATTGGGTCAGATGCGTGAGGCTGTAGCTAACATCTACAAGCAGCGTGTCGTAGACAACTACCAGTCAGATGCAGAACGCTTCACAGGTCAGAGTGTGTACGGTGGAGGGAACACCTTCCAGATCAACCCATTGTGGCTCAAGCAGCTTGAGAATCAAGCACAGACTCAGGATGTGGTTAACCGACCTGTGTTTAGTGGTACAACACAAGATGTTGTTGCAGCCATCGCTCAGCAGCAGGGAGTTGATCCTAACAATGTTAACGTTACTGCAGACCTTCTTAGACAAGGGGAGGAGACATTGCACAACAAAGCTATCGATAGACTCAATGCTGCTACACAAGCTTACCCAGAGCTTTCAATGGCGCTTGAGGCCAACAACGTTGACCCTGGTAACCTTGAAGAGGTAGAGTCGTACATAGAAGACTTGAGCTATGACGAGGTTGTAGAGCTTGCTAGCGATATGTCAGCCGGCGGCCAAAGAGATCAGCAAGTAGTATTGAAGGACCTCTTGCAGTTGCAGGGTGCTTTGATGAACCATGCCGACAGGTCTAACCAAGTTGATGCTATGATTGACTATGCAAACACTGAAGTTGGTAATACTCCTCAAGCTATTCACAGTGCGGCTATTGCTGCTTCAGGTGACATCACACAGGATGCAATCAATTACGTCATAAGACCACAGGGTGATACAAGACCAGACAACGTGGTTGCTGGTGAAGCTCTTGCATTTGAGATGATAAGGGACTTGTTTACAGACGGAGGCTTCTGGAATGGTAGACCTAGTGCTATGTCACCAAACAATCAAAACATCTTCGACATGCTTACCCCACTCTTAACTGGCACAGATGTAGGAGAAGGTACAGCCGGCCTGGGACTTGATCCTGCAGAGGCAAGAGAGGTGTTCAATACAGCCCTCAGCTACGTACAAGGAATGTACGATGCTAGACGAGTTGACGCGGACACCAATAGAAGACCAGACGGAAAGAATCCTACAGTCGGTGGACCAGAAAACAATCATACAATTGCTACTCTACCTAAAGGTGGTGTAGGAATGGATATGGCATATGAGAACTTCCTGACCAACTTGGATGCAGAAGCAAGTAAGAGATCAGAAGCTGCAGATGCATTCATCAATGAAGCTAGCAGAACTACATTTAACTGGCCTGAGTACCCTGTTGCACTTGGGGATGCAGATGGTGAAGAATCAGATGCACTGCGTAAAGCTGCAACGCAAACAGACTTGTCTTCGTTTGCTGGGGCAGTTGATCTTACAGACCCAACAGCTCAACAGATTGGTGCAGAAACAGCAGCATGGAGAACTGCAATCATCACAGACTCTAAAGGCAACCAAGATGAGCAGTTTGCAGATAACCCTCTGTCTGATTGGAAAATTGACAACGTCATGTACGGTTTCTGGTCAGTCAATGGTGAGACCATACCTACGGTAAACCTGCATGTATCTGCAGGATCAGGGAATAACAAGGTTAGCAGAGTAATAAGAATGGATGCAGATCAAGCAGTTCGTGGATACCTGAATGCAGAACCTGGATTGGGCACAACTGGATCATTTGGACAAGCCATACTTGGTTACACCCCAGCACACCAGTTCCAAGTTCAGGTCTTGAATGCATTGGCAACATCCGGTGGTGTGCCTGAAGTAGATGTAATGCTGCCAGGAAATAGAAATACAGGACGTATACAAGTGAGCATACCAGTAGAACGTAATGAGAAGGGTGACCTTACTGGTAGATACCCCGTGGTAGAAATGCACATGTCCAAATCAAACGGAGGTGGTACTGACAGCAGCGACATCAGGATCGATCAGGACTGGGCTCAGGCAAACGGGTTCCAAGACGTGCTTGAAGCAGCCGCATTTGTTTACATGCAACTCATTCATTCTTAATATATTTGCATAATGTCAGAAGTTATCAATCCCCTGACGGGGTTACCGTTGCAGGGCAGAAATGCTAAGAAGGATGGTCCTGTAAATCCATTTACAAAACAAAACTTTGGTCCCAGGTTTAGCACAGCCCAGGGACCTTTGTCTACTAGCTATGCACGAACTGGTGACTTCTCTGACTTCTCTAAGTACGGAGTCAACTACTCACCCTTCGCTAACCTAGAAGAGGAGAGAGCTCGTAACCAAAGCAACTGGGAGAAGGTAGGCAACGGTTTGTACAAAGCTGCCAACACGTTTGTGGGTAGTGCTGCAGAGAACACTGTAGGTTATGCACTTGGTTTGACTGACTGGGTGATGAGTGGGTTTGAAGACTTTCAAGAGTCTATGACAAACAACCCTGTAGGGGTGTACTTCGACGAACGCAACAAGATGTTGCAGGAGGAGATGCCTAACTTCTACACACAGGAGGAGATGGACAAGCAAGGAACGCTTGGGTCGTTGGGTAGTATAAACTTCTGGGCAGACAAGTTTGCCAACGGTATGGCATACAGCTTAGGTAGTGTAGCTACCATGATGCTGACTGGTGGTACAACTGGATTGGTGACAGGACTTGGTAAAGCAGCTAAGATTGGGACAGGTGTAAGTAAAGGTCTTGCATCCCTGCATGCAGCAAGAGCTCTGAACGGGGCCAAGAAGTCAGGTGATATCATTAGGAGAGCTGCTAACATTAAAGCAATGGGTCAAACCAACAGAGCATCAAACGCTCTGGGATACTTGGAGACTGGTGCTATGATGTCCATGGCAGAATCGTCTGTTGAGGCAAGGGAAGTTAAGAACAGAGTCATTGAGTCTCTGAACCAGCAGGTGATGACAGAGATGGGGCTTGACAGTGTAGATGATATACCTGTATCTGAGAGACGTAAGATTGAAGAGATCGCAGCTCAGAAAGAAGCCATTGCATTCTACGGTAACATGGGCATACTCATGCCTACAAACTTGGTGATGTTCGGTAAAGGGCTTATGCCGTTTACTCCAAAGAGTATGCGCAAAGGTCTTACACACAAGATCGCATCCAAGCCTGGTGAAAGAGCAGGGTGGAGACAGTACACTGAGGCCATTGATAACCTGCCTGGATATGCACAAAAAGGAATCAGGGCAAGTAGAGTTGCTTACCCATTCATAGAGAAGGGTGCTACTGAAGCATTTCAAGAAGGGTCACAGTACGCAATCTCAGAGGGCTTGAACGAAAGAGCTAAAGCCATGTACTCTGAGTATGGTGGGGCTGAAGTAGCTGAGGGTTTGTTGAGAGGGGGCTTGTTTGCAAAAGCGATTAGAGACTACGAGCACATAGGGAGCACAGCACTTGAAACACTCAACACACCTGAGGGTAGAGAGCAGATGCTTATCGGTGCACTGGTAGGGATTATCAGTGGTGGTAGAGGTTCTATACAAGCAGGTAAGAGAAAGAGCAAGGCTACAGAAGAAGCTTTGAATGATCTCAACATGGACCCTGAGACATTCTTCAACCTGAGAGCTAGAGCCAAGAGCTCAGCCATGGGACAATACTACCTAGCACGTATGGATGCCGCACAAGCTAGAGGTGATAAGAAGTCTTACGACGACTACAGATCCCGCTTGATGAATGAAAGTGCACTGCTGCACGCAAAGCTCGGTACATACGATCAGTACAAAGAAAGACTGGAGGAACTCAAGGCAATGCCTGCTGATGAGGTCAGCAAAATTGTGGGTGAAGAAGTCACAGAAGCTGAGAAGCATGAGATGATCAACCAGATCTTGGAAAGCTCAGACAACGTAGTAGACAACTACGCAAAGATCTCTGACGCATTCCCAGGCCCAACTCTCCCAACAGGTCTTGCTGGTAGGTTCATGTCCCAGAATGGGCAAGACAATGTCCGCAATCAGATAGCAGAGAACGAAGCATTGAAGGATGCTTTGCTGTTCTACGAGAGCTCATTGTTTGATACTGACCAAAGGGTAGAGGACATCATCAAAACGTTCGAGACACTTGACCCAAAGTTTGACGGGGAAAAGCTCCGCAACCTGGTGAGGGAAGAAATGTTTCAGGAGGTGGCTGTATCTGAGAAAGACGGTAAGGTGCAAACCCAATACCGCCAGCCTCAAATGAATCCACAGGTATCCGCTGAGATACGGCAGGCACTGCAGGAAGAGATGGATAAGTCCATTAGACGTATCCGATACGGTAAGAAGAATGATCTTGATTTGCGTAGTGAGTATGTAGGCAAGAACCGTAAGAAGAACCTGGAGCAGGAGAGAGACATCCTCATGAAGTTGTTGGATGACAGAACTGTTGCAGCAAAAGCCTACGAGCAGCTCATGACAGACCCTAACGAGAGGGAGCTGTACAAAAAGAGAGCTATAGCTCTGGAGCGACTCGAGGAACAAAAGTCCATAGACCAACAGGTTGATGCTACGATTGGGAAGACAGCCACCAGTAAGGAGCTTGTTGTAGCTAGAGACGGGTTGGAGGCTGCTGGAGTAAGTCCAGCGGCTCTAGAAAAACTTGACGATGAAGCTATAGAAAGAGAGCAGCAGGAGTCAAAGAAGAACAAAGAGTTTGGGGGCATGAAGCTGAGTGACGTCAAGAAGCTCAACCCAGACGACATGACCCCACTCGAGAAAGCTGTGTGGGAGAAGCACATAAAGAATAGAAGGCAGGAGGAACCTCTGCACAACTTGAAGTCTAGCGACAAAGCAAAAGCAGACAAGCGGAAGCGAGATGTAAATGAAGCTGCCGAGAGCAGAGATACAGGAGCTGCACTCTCAGAGCAAGAGGGTAAGACTCAAGCTAAGGAGCAAGAGGTTGTAGGAGAAGCACAAAAGAGAGCGGTCAGTGACAACTCTAGCCGTATGACCAGAGAGGCTAGGGGCGCTACACTTGTGATTGATAAGAATGGTAGAGTGCTGGTAGATGACAGTGGTCAACAGATAAACAAAGATGATTCCACTAATAGGCATACTGCAGATGGTCAGTACATTATAACCAACAGAGCATATCTCCATGACAACTTGGAGGGTAAGACTGTCACTATAGTAGTAAGACAGGACACAGACTGGTGGAACAACGAGGCTACACCTGAAGAGAAGATGGACCCCGCATACAACGTACCTATGTACGTTGAGATAGACGGGCAGGTCGTTGGGGTGCTTGATGCATCAGACTCTCCTATGCGTCAGGTAGCTTGGGAACAGGCCAAGCAGGGCAATCCAAGAGCAGTCACTACGACTGTATCTAACATGCTGGCTAGCAACATTTTCACTGCAGCCAATAGCGACACACGTAACCCACACTTCTACAACCCATCAGAAGCACTTGGTCCAAACACCATTGTAGCTGTGATTGGGGAGAACCCTGACACTGAGGGTAAGACAGTAGAGCTGGGATTGTTCGACGATGGTCTTGCCAAAACAATGACTGCAGAGCAACTGGTGCAGTTGAGAACAGATGTTAATGAGATAGAAGCTAGACTCAACGACGTCACTGACAACGGCATGAACATCGCCAAAGGTCAGGTAGTGTTCCTCGTGGCTGACCCTACAGGTAAGCACAGAGTCATTGTAGCCAACACAGCTAACCTTACAGAAGAGGCTGTGGCAAAGGCCATTGACTATATGAAGGAGGGTAACGAAGCAATGCTCAGAGCTTTGGTTGGTTTGAACGTTGCATACCTCCTTGATGAATCAAACGAGCTAGCACTGCAGGACAAGTTCCTGGCTGCTGAGAAGATGGGTGAGACAGGAGAAGCCATCTTCACATTCAGACCCGTAGATAGCAAGGGTGAACCTTTGCTTCCTGACGGGCTCATGATGCAGGTGAGCAGTGAGGTCATACGTCGTTGGTATGATGGTAAGAGACGAGGTGACCTGTTGTCACAAGGCAATAAGGGTACTGCAGAGGTAATCAACCTTGTAGTCAAGCCTTACAGAAACGATGAGGGTGAGGTCTCGTTTACACCGCTTACAGCTGAGTACACGGATCAGGCCAAGGAGTTGACAGATAACCTGGACACGATACTTAGAAACGTGCTGTCACGTAAGAAGTTCCAGGTAGACAAGAACCTGTTGAACGGTGACGATACCGGGCAAAGAATTGTAAACCCACTGAGACCAGAGGCAGAGAACAGCAGTGCTACATACTTCGAGTACCTGACAAACGAAGCTACAGGTGCCCCACGTGACCATGGTACTAAAGGTATCCTTGGTTCTACTGCAAAGAATGTAGATGGTAAGACCCCGTTCATTGATATAGGTTTGGAGTTCAGCCCCAAGTTTGAAGTCAATGGTGAGAAGCAACAAGAAGCTCCCCCACAGACTACGGCTAACAAGACTGACGAGGGTGTATCAGATGTGGTTACCCCATCTCCTGAAACTTCTAGACGTAACACAACAGTAGAACAAGACAACGAAGGATTCTCCCCGTTTGCACAGTCACCTATTGGTCAGACAGAGCAGAAGAAGTACGAGCCCTACAACGAGGAGGAAGCTCGTAGGAAGTACGAAGAGGGTCAGAAAGAACTGGAGGATCTTACTAAACAGTGGGAAGAAGAAGGAAGTCAGGAAGCCGCTGAGCAACTAGAGAGGGCAAAGAGGGGCATTGCAGAAAGACGCAAGAGAAGAGCCAGCACAATGTATCAGCGTATGCTCGACGAAGGCATACCAGAAGCAGAGGCTAGAAAGACAGTCAATGAGTCTTTCCCTGACATAAACTTCGTACCAAGACTGATGACATCCTTGGAGTACCAGATGCTGGATAAGCAGAAGGCTGCATCATGGTTGTCAGCAAGGGGCATACCAGTAGAGTTCTACGAACAGGCTAGACAGATTGGTAATGGATATGTGCACGGATACATGGAGCGTGCAGGTGTCAAACTGTGGACACAAGGTGAGGTAGGTACAGAATACCACGAAGGATTCCACTTTGTATTCCGCACACTGCTCAGTGACCAACAACGTATGGGGTTGTATGCTGAAGCAATGAAGAGGTTCGGCAGACCAACCCAAGACGAGATCGGGGCACTCAAGAGAATGTTCCCCGAGCTTAGCACTAGAGAGCTGAGAGAGCTTGCACTTGAGGAGAAGATGGCGGAGGACTTCCGTGACTATGTGTTTGCTCAGCAAGAAACAGCCAACTCGCTCCCAGGCCGTATCCGTAAGTTCTTCAGAGACTTGTACAACATGATACGTGCAATGCTTACAAACCCTGTAGGCATGCGTCAGCTGTACTCTTTGATAGAAGCGAACAATGTTCCTAAGAGCTATGCACGCACAGCAAAGACTTTGGCACCACCTGTAGGCGGGGTCAACAGATTCAATGAGCGGTACGCTTCACACAAAGAACTGCACAGAGATCTGAGAGAAACCATAGCTCTGCAGTTTGAGAAAGACTACCACGATAGGTTGTCAGAGATCAAAGGTGAGTATGGTGAGGTGTCCCCAGCAACAGTCGGTGACATCATCGGTAACAAGAACGACAAGGGGTCTGTAGCATCATGGTTCTTGAGAGCCAGCATGTCCAATGCAAATGGTTCACAGCTGGACAACGATACATTCGAGTACATCAGATCACTGATCGATGCAGGCCAACTGCAGGAGGCAAGAGAGTATATGCAGGAGAACGGCATACAAGACATGCCACACAACGACGTGCATACTGGTACGCTAGGCCTCCCAACAAGCATGCAGCAGAACATCTCGTTCATGTATCAGGATGTGTACATGAACTGGAATGATCAAAGCACAAACGATCAGTTCGAGAACCCGTTGACTACTGGGTGGAGAAGCATCATGCTTGAGTCACTGCAGCAGAAAGGGTATGACGTTAAGCTGATAGATACAGTAGCTGAGTACGAGACAATGTCAGAAGAGCAGCAACAGCACTTCGACAAGATATACGACAAGGGTCAGTTCGAGATGTCACCACTTGACGATGCACGCATGTCTCGCATGGCTCGCATTGCAATCTCTAAGATCAAGTCAGCAGCACCCAACAGACTTGGGGTTGTCACTTACGCTAACATGGATACCATTGTCCGTAAAGCAGTTTCTGCAGCTAAGAACCAGCAGAGCACAGACAACATCATGGATGCTCTCCGTAAGGCTCAGAGTTTCAACCCAGAGTTGAGACCACTGGTAGACTACTTGGACTCCCCATCTATACAAGCACATGAGCATGCTCTGATCACTAACCTGTTTAGACTTGACTACACAACTCACATGGTGTTCGAGCGTGACTTCTCTGATGACAAGAAGAGAGTCTTCAGCTACGACTCAGATAGAATGTCTCAGGACAGAACGATGCTGGAGCGGTGGAGAACAAACCGTGAGACCCTTGGTATTGAGAACCCAGACGCTTTCTATGTCGAAGATGAGAACGGTAAGCTTACTGTTAAGGACGCAGAGGAAAGAGCTAAGCGTATAGAAGAGAGCCGACAGATATACCAAGACCCATCAAGACCTTTGGCTGACAGAGTGGAGGCTATGTCTGACATGCTGTTCGACTTGGGTCTGAGAACAACTGACTCAAGAGAGCTGTCCAGACAGATACTTAAGACATACATCTCTGCCAAGACAGACGAGATGAACCTCGTACGTCAGGGGCAGCTGGATGAGATCGATGTCTTGAAGCAGTTTGCTCAGAAGATATTCATCAACCAGCTGATCGGTAGTGCATTCGACACACGTCAGATAGGTAACGACATAGGTAAGATCTCCCCCTCTGAAAATGTACGTGACATGTTCACTGCAAGAACACCAAGAGGTAAGAGAATCTATACAGGCATACAGTACTTGGCCAAAGAAATAGCTCCTCGTATAGAAGCTATGGAGGCCATGGGCTTTGTGGGTGGTGATGGTAAGATGCGTTACGCATACAACCTCCCAACACACTTCAACTACCTGATGTCACAGGTAACGAACGGGGATGCTACTTCACTGCACAAGCTGATGGAGAAAGACCCGAGGTTCAGTGTGTATGGTAGAGCAGAGTTCCAAGACCCGTTCTTCCTGCTGATGAAGAAGAGCAAGTTCACCCCGATGTTTGGTGAGTTTGACGTGGTGAAGAACACATCAGACGAGGTAGGTAAGACTACGTACAAGACTTTGTTTGAACGTGACTCTCTCATACTTCGCATAGATGCATACCTGAACAGCAACAACCCTACAGAGAGCACAATAGCAGTATCTACACAGGAGACTCGTAACAGGCTTACACTTATCAAGGGTCTGCCTAAGCTCACCAAGGCTGGTGCTGCTACTGAGTATGGTATCACCAACTCAGATGTCAAGACTTACATCCGTAACATCATGGTGCAGGACCTGCTTGGTATTGGTGCAGCACTTGAGACCATAAAGAATGGGGGTGAGTTGATACCTGGGTACCACAACAAGTATGGAAAGCAGGATACCACATTCCGTGATACTTACCTGCTTGGTAGAGTGAAGAAAGGCAGCAAGCTTGAAACGTTGGCTAAGAGATTGCACAAAGCATTCAAGGAGCAAGACGAAGGGGACATGTACAGAGACACCGTCAACGAAGTGATAGGTCTCGCAGAAGAGTTCCATGACAACAACTTCAACAAGGCAGTCAGTGAGGTCAGGCAGAAGCTCAAGGATTACGGTATCATACGTCAGATAGAAGGCACACAGAAATTCGAGCACAGCTTTGACTCTGCTGGCATCAAGAACGAGGGAGGACTTGACTCTGCCATCAGACAGTTTGTGGCAGATGATATGATCTATCGCATCTCAATGTCTAAGACATTCCGTGGTGGAACTCAGATGTTCAAGGATACAGTAGACTACTTCAAGCGTATGGGCCTGATCAACACACCAGGTAACCGCATGTACATGGAGGGTGACTTCTCTAGAAGCCCGGAGTACGGTATGAAGAGAGTCTTCAACACAGCAACCCTAGAGGACTTCACTACATCTGACCCTGTCCATACCGAGATAGCTGCTGGTATAAAGAAAGCCGCTTTGGCAAACGGAGCTACGGAAGAAGAGGCAGACGGGATGGCCAAGAGATACATGACTGGGGTAGCAAATGCTACTGACGCACAGGGTATCATCTCCCCAGCATTCGCTCGTAAGATCGAACAGGGTAATGGTAGATGGACACCAGAACAGGAAGAGTGGTACAAAGAGTTCGACAAAGCTGGTTCTAACATAGCAGCTGCTATGGGTAAGTGGAAGGCAGAATACACTGCACCTTACAAGTTCTACTACGAGAACCTCAAACTGCACGGAGGCAACACACTTACCATCGAAGCAGACAAGAACTCATACTTCGTACTGACACCTGAGATTGCTGCACAGAGTGATGTGCTGGGACGGTTGTACGAACGTATGATGGACCCCACTGCACCAATTGATTTGGTCAACTTTGTTACAGGCAAGAAGGGCAGCAAGGAAAGAGCTGTACCATACGAGCAGTTCTTGGAGATGAAGAACGAGCAGGTCATCGTGCAGCAACAGGGTGAGAGATTGCTGATGCCTCAGAACATAGCAGACAAGGGTACTGACGTTGTGAGATTGAACAAGCAGATCACCAAGAGTACACTCATGCTTGTCAACCCAACTGACACATACGTGCTCAACTACGGTACAGACATACAGTCCGAACCAATATCTGGGTTGGAGATTAAGGAGCGATTCCACAACTCATTCAAGGAGCTTCAGAGAAGAGCAATGCAAGAGCTCAAGGAAGAGCTGGGACTTGACGAGGTTGACCCAAGAACAGGTTTGATACCTGAGGACAAAAAGGTGGAGGCCCTCAAAAAGATGCGGGACGTGTTCCTGAGAAACAAGATGGAGAGAGACCAGCTTGATGAGAACATAGAAGCTCAGCTTAACATCATAGCTGACCCGATCACCAACGAGGTGGACTTCGCTCTCCCACTTGGCTTCCCAACATACCTCAAGGAGTACGAGAACTTGTTCTTCTCTATGTTCCGTACCAGAGTGTTCAAGATGTTCATGAAGGGTAAGGAGATGGTGCAGGTTGCAGCGCCTGGTACGTTCAATGTGTTCAACTACGAGACAGGTGAGTACGAGAAGAGAGAGCTGAGATACCTGAGTGTGGATGACAACGGGTTTACAAGACATGCTGAGGTTATGATCTCACCAGACATAGCCAAGAAGTATGGTCTCAAGCCTGGAGATAACTTGTCAGAGATACCTGAGGAGTTGAGACGTATGGTGATGTACCGTATACCACACCAGGGTAAGTCATCGACAGTGATAGCCAAAGTGGCAGGTATACTCCCAAAGTCTCACAAGAAGACTGTGATGGTGCCAGCCAACATTACCGAACAAACGGGTTCTGACTTTGACATCGATAAGATGTTTACCATGTTCCCTGAGTTCAGTGGTAGTGCAAGAGAAGGATTCACAAAGGATGCAATAGACCCACTGCTCCCATTGGAGATGCAGTCTGAGTCAGCCATACGTAACAGCATGTTGGATATCATAGAGGCCATCTCTATGTCACCCAACCACACTGTAGAAACGTTCAAGCCTCTGAACACAAACAGACTTGAGGCGTTCACTAAAGATGTACTGAAGAAGGACCTGCTTAAAACAGACTACCCATTCTGGCACCCACTCGTAGAGATAGAGATGGAGCAGAAGTTTAAGTCATCTGCAACAGGTGTGGGTGTGTATGCAAAAGCCATGGCAGGATATGCAATTGCCAGCCAGGGTGAAGTTGTACAAGACGGTAAGCAGGGTACATCTGTTAACGGTAGGTCTCACTTCACACTCAATGGTGTGTCAAGAACAGGCATCAGATCATCTAGAGCTGTGGCAGGATACTTCCAAGAGAAGCTGTCTTCACACCTCGATGCGGGTAAGACTCCTATCCCTGGTTTGACAAACGACAACAAGTTCACACACGCAGCTACAGTGTTCTTCGGTTCTTTCATGACAGATGCAACAGTCAACGATGACCTTGTAGCAATAGAAGGACTCATGAACATACCATCAGTCCTCAAGTTTGTGGAACTGCGTAAGGGTATCGGTAGTGAGACAGGACCTCTCAGTGTAAAGATGGCATTGAAGGAGATGGGTATCAGCTTCATGGACCAGAAGCAGATGAAAGCTAAGACTCGTATACAGAGTTTCACAAAGGACGATGTACTCAGTGTGTTGCAGAGTGCACGCCGAGCTGGTAAAAAGGGGCTGCAAGGCGAGGCCAAAGAACTCGAGAACAAGCTGTTCAACAACTTTGCAATCGGTCTGATGAGGGGTGAAGAACTGCAAGAGTTCTACGAGATCATTGCACCTGATACCCTGGATGGGTTGGGTGAGATAGGGGAGATACAAGGATACCTTGGCAAGCTGCAGAAGTATTCTAAGAATACAAGCCCCATCATCAGCATGGGTGCTGTACAACAGTTCTTGGTGGACAACCAGTTCGGTATATCACAGTCGTACTACAACTTGATAACCGAAGTACTGTCCCTCTCCAACAACTACTTTGGTTCATCTAGCCAGTCTATGAACAACTTCAAGACGAGGGTGATGGAAGCTGTAGGTACAAGAGACTTTAGTGCTGCCCAGCACAGAGCAGTCAACCGTGCAGCGTTCTACTGGATGATGACCAGACCAGAGTTTGTGAGCATCAACGGGAAGCAGACAGACATCAATCCGTTTGCTGATATGCTTACAACCGAGAGAGCGAAGGAGCTATTCCTGGACAAGAGAACCAACATAGCAGCCAAAGCTGCTAGGCTCAGAAGAGCTGTACCTAGACTGCAAGACAACTACGTAATCTCCAGGATAGCGTCAGTGAAGACCACAAAGAAGAGCAGAACGTTTGGTGTTGAGATGAACAACATAGACGACAAGTCTACGGACATGCGTAACCTGATGAAGAGGGACTTCCAGGAACTCTTGGAGAATCCAAGGAAGTATACCTCTGACCCAAAGCTGCAGACAGCCATCAAGGAGTTTGCTGAGGACCTCATCTTGAACTCACTGGTTAGAACTGGTGCATCTCCTACGTTCGGTTCGTACTTCGACAGCATACCTGTAGAGTACTTCATGACAAAGAGACGCTCTGAGCTCAAGGATCAGAACGGTACACCGCTGTTCCCTACAGCTGCAGAGTTCGTCAGACGTCAGATGAGCAGAGCTCAGAACAACCCACAGTACTTCGACCCATTCTTGTTCGAGTACATGAGAACCTACGGACTCTCCACAGTTGATGGTAGAGACTTGGTTCAGACTGTTGGGTACGACACCAAGAAGCTCAAGGGTATGTTCAAGAAGAACGCTGACGGTACGTTCAGTGCAAAGAAAAACCCAGATGCATACCCAGTGTTCATCAAGGTGCGCAACATAGGGTCAAAGAAAACTGACAGGTATACCCTGCTGCAGAGAAAGAGCAAGTACACCTGGGAGCCTGTACAACAGAAGAGTATCAATGGTAAGTTGTTTGAGGTTAACTTGCGTGATGAGAGTGGGACAACCTCAGGAACCAGCAGTATCATAACTGCACAAGCAAACAAGGACGTTACCAGAACCGGTGCAAAATCTATGGCAGGTTATGCTGTAGAGATGTTGAATGCACAGACAGAGAAAGCGATAGATGACTTCGAGGAAATGAAGCAGGTAATGTCCATACAAAAAAAGTGTGAATAATGGCGTGTAAGTATGATTTCAATGGAGTAAGTGCTCCTGAGCTGGACAGTATGCTCAACTACATTGAGGAGACAGATCCTGGATCGAGAACCCCTCTTCAGTTAATGGAGAAGTTCGCTGAGTCTGGGATGGTAGAGTTCGATGAAGGCATAGGTAGCTATGTTACACTATCAGATGCTGCAGAGGACTCAATGAAAGTTATCAATGCCATCAACAGAATGACGGTTGATGTGTTTCGAGGAGGCAAGCCACTCTTCTTGACAGACAGCTTGGGGAAGCTGAACAGAGTCAGGGTGGACAACAGCGTGCTTACACGCATGACCATACTGCCCGGGGACTTCAACTTGCTAGACTCAAATGATGCTAACAGCAATGCTCTCAACAATCCGAATAAGGATAACGAGCAGGGAGATGAACAGTCTGAACTAGAAGAGGAGAACGGGGACGTCAGAGAAAATGCTGACATACTCACAGACCGTATCATCACCAACTTGGAGTATGAGATTGGGAGGATAAGTAGAATACCAGAGAGCGACAGAACTAGAAAGCAGATAGCTGACTTGAAGGTGTTGCAACGTAACCTCAGAAAGGTAAGAGATAAGCACCAGAAGGTAAGTGACTACTTTGACTTTGTAGACTATGTAGCTACCGTAGCCAAGGCAGGTAACTCATTGATAGCACGCATCGAGAAGGATGTTGACAGGGTGGATCAGATGTCTGACAAAGAGAAGATGCAGACACTTAGAGATATCTCTGAGCTCAAGGAGTCGATCGATGCATTCTACAACCAGGACGACAAGAAGTCTGTGCTTGCATTGCTTGAAACAAAGTTGCTGAGGGAGGGAGTAGTAGGTACCGAAGCTGAGAGAACATTCCTGTTGGCTAAACTGCAGGAAGCAGTGAGCAGCATGCGTGCTGTGAACAACGAGTACTTGGACACAGCCATCCCAGTGTTGGCGAGAACACTGCATTCATTTGCCCCCATCGAGATAAACGAACAGTTGAACTCTCAGATCAAGAACCTGAAGGACAACATGGAAAAGGGCATCTTCCTCACTTCAGGTTTGAGCAGACTCGACAAGAGATTCCTCAAGGCTAGAACCAAAGGTAGAAGAGCAGTTACTGAGCTGAATATCAAGCAGTTGGAGGAGAAGAGAATCGGGGTAGAGGAGATTGAGAACGAGTTGCGTGAAACACATAACAAGGTCAGCTGGTTCTCTCTGTGGACAGACCCTGCAGTATACAGCAGTGACACCATCACCAAGTTGGTGGCTGCAGCAGTCAGAGATAAGCTGGTTCAATCTAATGACGATACCATAGCAGTCAAGTACAAGCTGCGTGATGCATTCAAGAACTTCGTTAACTGGAAAGGGGTAGGACAAGACAGACCCGACAAGTTGTACGAGGACATATACGAGACAGTGATGCGTCCTATCTACAACCCAGAGACAAAGACATCTGAGTTGAAAGAAGTCGTACAGTTTGTACAGCAAGAGGACATGAACAAGTTCTACAAGAACAGGAGTAGAGCTTACGAGTCTTTCAGAGAAAAGTACAACTACCCAACAGACCCCACACTCCTCGACGAATACTTCGAGGGTGCTGAAGGGAGAGCATATCTAGAAGCTACAGCCCAGTGGTACTACGAGAACACAGAGAAGATAGACGGTGCAGAACTGGTGGAGGCAGATCTTGTACGTAGAAGAGTTGCTCTCTTCCAGCAGATCAATGATCCCAACACTAGTCCAGTTGAGAGGCAGGCACTCAGTATAGAGATCAACGATATAACCAGCACACTGCGTAACAGCGTCAGGAGATATCAAGGCAAGAAAGTCTACATCGGTAATCTTGCTAGGCCTAAGATGAGCGAGTACGAAAACAAGAAATACACCAACATGCCAATCGAGGCTAAGCAATACATGGAGTTGTTGCTGGAGGTGTACCACGATACTCAGAGAATGATCGGTAGAAACCCTCTGCTCAAAGATCAGTTCAGTGATGTGTCATTCGTATTCCCAAGTGTACGTAAGTCAAGCTACGACTCGTACAGAGAGAAAGGATTCAAGGACTCTGCAAAGAACATGTTGGGTGATACCTTCACAGCACAGGAGACAGACACAGAGTTTGGTGAACTGAGAAGAGCCAACGGTGAGCCGTTGAAGATGATACCTCAGTACTATGTGAACTACATACCTGCAGCATTGGTGTCCAAGGACATCACTAACAGCATCATCAAGTTTGCAGACATGGCTCACAGATACAAAGCAAAGTCTGAGCTGACTGGTGTGGTGAACTTGACTCGTGCTGCCATGATCAGCAGGTCTCAATTGGAGATGGCCACTACAGGTGATTACCTGAAGGATGCTGTAGCTAAGAAGGCTGGGATAGATATGGTTGACAGGCAGGGTGCTCGGAACAGCAATGCATTCAAGCAGTTCGAGTCGTTCGTGGACAACGTATTCTACGGGCAGTCCATGATACGTAAGGACGATGTGATAGCTACCATTACAGGTAAGTTGGACAGTAACAAGCTGTCCCAGTTTGCAGGTACCGTTACAGCTGTCACTGCTCTAGCAGGTAACTGGATACAAGCTGGTAACCAGATCATACTTGATAGCACAATGAATGCATCAGAGGCATGGGCTGGACAATACTACAGCAGGCAGGACTTGCTCTGGGCTAGGGGTAAGACCTATCGTTCCGGGAATGGGCTGGGTGCATTAGCTGAAGGAGTTACTAGACCATTTGCTACAGACAACAAACTGGTAGCACTCATGGAGTGGGCAGATGCTCTGCAGGAGTTTGGTGGTCAGTTTGGTACAGAGGCAGGGTCAGCACTCAAGAAGAAGATGAACTTGGATAGTGCATTTGTCTTGCAGCACGCAGCAGAGTTCCAGACTACAGCCGAGAGACTCTTGGCTTTGGGTAGATCCTATAAGGGTAAGTTCCAAGACAAGAACGGTAACGTTATACTCAACAAAAATGGTAAGCCTGCTGACATGTGGGACTTGTTTGTAAAGGGAGAGAACGGCCAGTACAACTTGGACAAGCGTGTTGCTAAACTGAATGGGAGGAAGTGGAGCAAGTCAGAGTTCATTGGTAGGCTGCATGGTCTGAACAAGAAGACCAACCAGCTCAAGGGTAACGTGGACAAGCCACTGGTCAACAGACATGCCATGGGTAGGATGCTGATGTTCTTCCGCAACTACTTTGTACCTGGGTACCGTAAGAGATTTGGTTTTGGTAGTGGTGGTATACACACAGACATAGAGAGTGGGCAGGTCATAGAAGGTTACTACCAAACGTTCTTCAACGTCATGTCCAACGCTTGGCACAACAAGTCCGATCTCCGTAGCGTGTATGCCGGCATGACTCAGACAGAGAAGCAGAACATGGCGAGGTTCATGCACGAGCAAGGCTTTGTGTGGATGCTGGGTTTGTTGGGTACACTGATGGGTAGCATGCTTGACGATGACGATATGGATTCGTACGTAGCAGACTTCCTGGCATACCAAGGACTCCGCCTGCACTCAGAGATGAGAGCGTACACTAACCCAATTGAATTTGCTAGAATACTGAGCTCACCCTCAGCTGTCTCTACACCGATCAAGAACTGGTGGCAGTTGTTCGGGGCAACAAAGAACTTAGGATTGTACTACCTGGGTGCAGACAACGAAGCAGATGTGTTCTACCAGCGTAGGTCAGGTAGATTCCAGAAGGGTGACAAGAAGTGGGTGAAAGAGTTCCTGGATATATTCCCAGGTGCGGCTGGTACATTCAAGTCACTCGATCCAGCAGAGGCTGCAAAATTCTACCAGTTAGAGTAACCTTATCGGTTCGTGCTCGTATGCAGAGTATGAACTGGAGCAACTACATCATGAACTTTCTGCTGCTGCTGATGGGGTTTGGTAATCCTATCACACCCGGATCAGACATGGCGCAGTTTGACTTTAACAATAATGGTGAAATAGACATGCAGGATTTTCTCCACATGTTATCCCTTCAGCCCCCTATCACTGAGGATACCACCATATATTGTACAAGTCATGAAAAAGCAAGTCGTTAAAGTAGTATGTTCTAAGGATCTGAGATTTCTGCATATCGATGCTGGTATGGATGACGCGGGTAAGCAGCGCACTTCTACAGAGACCAGCGAAGAAGCGGTCATACACCACTTCTTGCAGCCTGCAATAGATGAGGAAATCAGGACATTGTTCCCAGACCTCAGGAGAGCAGCGATCACAATTGAGTTCACCTTCGTCTGAAGGGCCAGTAAAAGGGGGACCGTAAGGCCCCCTTTTTTAAACTTGTTCTGGTATAGCGTTAAAGAAATCTATGGACTTCTCAAGATGTTTATTGATCTTGACAAAGTGGTCGCACCCAAAGAACCCTGCCTTACCACCTGAGTATGCTTCAGCCGCAGGATGCGGTGCAGTCAACAGATAGTGTGACGTCTCACACTCCTCAGGGAAGAGGGACATGATAGGTTCTTCGTGCTTGACATAGGCTTTGGTCATCAGGTCAGCAGCATCCTTACCCCACGCTACGAACACAACGTTCTTGTGGTTGGCAATGATGCGTTTGATTACCTGAAGAGTAAACCCATCCCATATCTTCTTGTGAGAATTAGGCTGCCCCTTACGCACAGTCAGTGACGTATTGATGAGGAGCACACCCTGCTTCGCCCAGTGCTCGAGGCTTGTGTCAAAGTCATCCTTGACATCTACATAGTAGCTGTCATGCAATTCCCTGACAATATTCCTTAGACTGGGAGACATCTTCCCATTGTTAGTTGCAAACGCTAGACCAGTGGCGATCCCATTGTGATATGGGTCCTGACCTAGTATGACTACACGCAAGTCATGAAACTGCGTGAGCTCAAAAGCACGGAATACGTTACCCGGAGAGGGGTAAACTTGACCTGAACTGTATTCCTGCTTAAGAGCGTCACGCAGAGCCATAAACTTCTGTGAGTCAAAGATGGGCTTGAGGACCGGCCACCAGTCCCCAAGCTTGTTCTTCAACTTATCATTCATTTTAGTACACTTAATTCTATATCGTAGTATTCAGGATTAAATATCTCTTTCTCTGGATTAGGTTTATCATACAGTTCACTATCTGGTGGGAGGGTTACGTCGAGCTTATCCTCAAGCTCGTAGCGCAAGCTATCCGACTGAAAGAGAATCTTGCCTGTATGCCCATCGATATCAAACCCATGGAACTCAAGTATCTTGAGCTTCCACAAGTCATCTATCTCAGAGTATCTGCCGTTGACATAGTGTTCAAACGATGCTTGACAGCTCTTGGGCACGTCAAATACAAACATCACATGGTATGGGTTTGGGTCATACCTGCGACGAAAGTTTCTGAATGCGCAAAGCGCAGACTCGAACTTCAGGAACATGGAGTCCCCAGAGTATCGATACAAAAGACAAATACAGTTCTCGTCCTCAGGTGTACCAATGAAAGCATTGACGAATTGTGAATCCCACATGAACAGCTTTCTATTGCCGCCCATGAAGGGGAGAGCAAACACACTGGTGGTGTTCACCTCTGCTATCATGAGGTCGTAGCATACAATCTCTGTAGCCGTACGCCCAGCTGCAATCACATTCACACGATGTGGGTGCTTGGGTTTTGGCCTGACTGTTTGCCCAACCTTGATAGTCATGTCACAATCATCATACTCACAATTGATAGAGACGATCTTCTTGTTGTCATCCTTCTTAGTCTTACACTTGGTGAGATCACCTGACAGCCGAACGGTTCTTCCACTGATAGGGGTCAGCTTGATTTTACCACAGGTCACCATTGTCTTGGGGCTTTACTTGTTTAACATCTAGTGGAGGTAGCTCTAGCTCAGTCTCACGCCACACATCCTCGTCTGTCTTCAATAGATAGACAAGCCTGAATGTTTTGTGAAACTCCATGAGTCCTTTCACCATACCAAACTTTTCGACATACTGCTTTACGGCAAAGCCCTCGAAGTCTTTCGTTCGATTCTTTAGCCAGTTGTCTGATGTCTTTTCCCCAACACCAGGTAGACCCTTGATGTTATCTGTGCTGTCGCCCATAAGCACCTGCTTCCACAAAAACTTGTTAGCTTCTGCAGGGGTCGTGTGCCAGAACTCTCCCTTCTGATAGTTGTAGTGCATGCCCAGACACTGGCCAAGCACATCCTTATCAGGAGAACATACGATGGTAGATCGATTATCACTGTATGAATAGTAACTCACGAGATCGTCTGCCTCCAATTGCTTCATATACCAGAAGCCATACCTCTGGATGAGGTACTCTTTCATAGCATAAAAGATTGGGGGTTTAGGTCTACCATTCTTTCTGTTCCCTTTGTATCCGGGGTCCACATCATACCGAAAGCATCGGCCTGATGTGAAGTACCCGTCATACAATGTAGTGTTGCACGCGTCAAGGATCTGCTTGATACGAGTATCCAATCCATAGATTGCTTCCTCATACGTAGGCTTATCCATCTCATAGTACAACAGAGAGTCTGCATCGATGAGACATATGTTCCCATCGGGCGGAAGTCGTTCGACGCTACTCATTATAGCTGTCTAACTTTCTCTATTCTGCCGGTATGCTTATCTATTATCTCATCCTTCATCTCTTCCCACTGCTCATCTGTAAGAGCAGCATAGGTAGAGGAGTGATACATACTACCGTTCACACCAGCCAAGCTAGAGTGTACGAAGTACTGCAGACAACGAATAGCTCCGTCCTGAGAATCAGGGACGGCACCAACATGCATAGGATCGATAAACACATTGTGAATCTCTCCAGAGTACCAAGCGATATACTTGAGACCACCAACGTGGAGACCCTTCACACAGCTTCTATCATCGTCAGTGTCTACCATATCCCATGATGGGAGTCTGTGTACACAACCAACCTTGATGAAGTACTGTGGGTCAGAGTAGCCGTTGGCACCCTCACAGTAGAACTTATCACCGCTACTCCAGACAGCAGGTTCGAAGAGTCTGTCCTCCACGTGTTCGGGGAGTCCCTCACTATCGATCTCACCTGTGTCAGGATTGAAGGTCCGCTGATAGCGAGGAACTTCTTCCCCAGTCTCAGTGTCATACTTAGTCATGATCTCTTTCGAGACCTTGAAAGCATTGACCAGACCCTCTTTGGTGATCTTCACTTGGTACATGGTTGCTCGCTCTGTAGCGAGCTCTTCACTCAGTCCATGCTCCTCCATATACTCCAGACGGAGTGCAGGGTGCACGTACTTCATGTCGATAAATTCAAAGAAGCGCTTGGTGAACTCTTCACCTTTACCCTTCTTTGTCTTCTTGCGAAGTATAGGATTACGTAGCCATCTCAGCCAGAGCTTGACGAGTGGTGTTGTCTCAATACCGCTGTCAAATGAGTCAAGCATCCTGTTGACCAGGGACTCAGGTAGTGGGGTATTGATGACATCACCATCTTCATACTCTAGGAAATACCTACCAGCGGAATCCTTACTCAAGAATATATCACCTGCAACATCTGCAACGTGACGTCTTGTAGTAAGATCCTCTGTAGTTAACAATGCGAACTCAGCGAGCACATCATTGTATTCTTCCACCGTAGCAACATTGTCTGCTTTGTCAGCAAGCTCCAACATCTGCTCATAGATATCCTTCTCGAATGAACGAGAGAACGGGGTGTTGCCGTAGCTACCGGATATCATGTCACCTATAACATTAATAGATATCATAATGGTGGTTCAAAATTGTGTCTGTCTTTCAGTTCAAGGTACGCACGGATCTCCTTCCAGAACTTATCACAGTCGTTATTCTCACTGCGGTAAGGGAAGTTGATACGTTCGAAGAGTGGATATAGTGGCTCAAGGAACTCGTCCAAGTACTGACCGAGTATGTGGATGTCAGCGTCAGCAATCGTACAATCTGCATCCGCCACCTTAAACAGCTCCATAGACTTCTGGGCAACGGCTTCATCATCGTGATCATCTAGCATGAAGGACTGCAGCTGGTGCATCTTCTTCATGAGATCAATGATCTCTTTGAATTCATCATCGTTGTGATTCCAGTATCTACTGTGGTGACGGTACTTGTCATACGGCCGAAGCTTATCCAGCACATCTTTGTACTTAGGATCGACTTCTTTCAACTTTTCAAACCAGTTGGGTACATGAGGCAACATACATCCTGTTGCCCACTCTCGAACTTTACTGTGCATACTCCATTTGTTTTCATGTAGGACGGAAAAGAATTCACTGATGTGCTTAACGTTATCCCCAACCATCTTCTTAGACAATGCACCTGATACTTTGAACAGTTGTATGTCTGTAACCTTGGTGGGTTCTGTGTCTACCTGACTCATCCAACTACCGTTATGATCATTGCGGAACCTATGTGGCCTGAACTCTGTGAACACAGGGTTCTCGTTAGCCACTTGAGTATCCGTGTTTGCATACGGGTGGTACATGGATAGTGTAGGATACACATCTTGCCAGCTAGGAACTGTGGGGGCGCAGATAGTAGCAGCCAGCTGCAGCATAGACTCGTCTTCACTGGTACCATAGTACGTTTCTATGTCAGTGTTCTGAATCAACTGCAGTGGTGCTTCCACTTTGTCCCATGTCCAATCTGAAATATCGTTACACCACTTCTTATCACCAGCGTACGGACGTCGTAGCGTGTAGAGTACTACCTCGTTAGCTACATTACGTCTTTCCTCTGGTGTCATGAAGCGGTATCTGTTCTTCAGACCTTCAACTTCTTCCTGCTTTTCTAGAACCTTGTTGAAATCGGCCGGTACTTCTATCTCGTCATAGTTGAACTTCACCAGCGGCGAATCCTTAAACAACTCCCAGTTAGCAACTCGAGAGAGATTGATGGAGTCAATCTTCGCTTGTACTTTAGGATCGTTGTAAGTATTCGTTGGGTGATGTTCTGTAATGAGAGTAAGGGTTCCCTCCTGCAAAAGGTACAGGTCCTTATTGGCCGAAGGGTTACCTTGGACGAAGTACAGGTTGTCCCAATTGACTTGGCCCCATCCTACTTCTTCTCTTCGTAATTCATAGTTTCCTTTACTGTAAATCCTGCTTACGTTGCGAACCTTGTAACCTTTCAGGATGCCTCCAGGAGAGGCAAAGGTTATACCAGTGTCGCTGTACTTAGGTTTGATATTCTCTTTGTCTACCATCTCACCCAGCTGTCGAAGTACACTGTCGTTACCGGTGTTCTTGTAGATCACCTCACTGCACTTCTTAACCCAGGTAAGAAAATCATCTTCGTCTAACTGCTCACTAATCACATTCGCTGCGTCTTGAGCTGCCCTCTCAATAGCGCCTTGAATGTATTTCTTAGTGTGCTCATTCCATATTACTTTCTCACGCGATGGAGTAACTTCGACGCCATCCTGAATGACGACCTCGTTACCCTCATCATTTAGATAAGCCTGACGTGCTGGGCATTTGATTGCCACTGCACCCCATAGCTGCTCCATCTCAAGCTCTTTGAAGTCCACATACCCATAGTTAATTCCCGTAGTGGCTCCTTGGGATTTAACCATGACAATGTGAGGCCTTCTCCAAGCCCAAGTGTCAGAGATGATCAAGTTGTCGGAGTTGTAGAGGACTTCACTCCGAACACTCTTATCCATCTCATGTCCATCTTCATAGACATACTTCATGTCAACGTTGTCGATGTAGTTCAGTTGATCCTGCACTGCATCGATAAACTTCTGGCGGTTGTGCCGCTTGACACCGAAGGATATCTTAGTGAAGTTGGGTTCGCTTGTATTTATGTAGTTAACCTTGGTCCCATCACTCAGTGTGATATGACCTGCAGCAGTGAACTTCCCAATTAGGAAGTCTGTTTTGTAGGCATAGCAGTTCATCTTGAACAGCTTCCCGTTGTGTGCTGTCTCTACAGTGTAGAAGTCGACGCCCGTCGAGAGCGGGACTTTGGCTCCGAGCCCGAACGCTCCGAAGTTCTCCGCTGTGTTTCTCTTAGTTGAGAATCCCAGTTCGAGGTATCCTTCGAGTCTAGACTCGCCGATACCCACGCCGTAGTCAGTAACGCTAAAAACATCACAAAAGCCAGTACCGTCATTCTCTTTGTATCTAACGATAACTCTGTTGTTATCGGCGCAAAGATACTCAGGATCATAGTACTCTGGTGTGAAGTTAGAGTCAACATATTCATCATCATCTCTGGTGATGTAGTAGTCCTCGACCTTCTTCTTGCCAGACAATATCTCCAACGCAATCTCTTTCTCACGTTGTGAATCGCAGGCGTTGGTCACCAGCTCACGTACGGTTGAAGGTATCGGTGTAGAGTATTGTGAGGATTGAAGAACGTCAAAGACAAGTTTCTCAGCGGACTTGTTGATCCGCTTCTGTAAGCCAGCCGAGCTACTCTGCACTGCCTTACCAATTGTCTTGATGCTCATAATAAAATAGCCCCTATTTAGTAGGGGCTATCAGTTCTAGAATTTTGTTTACTGTTTCGATGTTCTGCTTCTGGTTCCTCGGAACGAAGAGTACAGGAGGATCATCCTGTTCCATCAGCAGTTTCTTGAACATCTTCCACTTGAGTGGGAAGCGTTCATTCGCATAGCCTTTACACTCTATCACCCATCGACCTTGTGGGTCGACGAAGTCAGGAGTGTAAGTAATATCCCGGACTTTGTATTTCTGTTTGTCCTGGAATCCTGTCTTACCATTGTCCTCATAGGACTCGTTGCTGTAGTGAAAGCCTTCCATGAGAACATACTTCTTCTTCTCATAGTCTGACTTGATACCAGCATCTCTAAGTTGCCTGTAGCAGTGGGCCTCTAGCTGAGACCTAAACTTGATACCGTCTACTTCTTTACTCTTGGCGTTCCGTACTTTCTTTCTTGATGTACGTGCGCCTGTTCTCTTTCCTCTCGATGACATTTTTTGCTTCTTGTAACCCGTGATCCTTTATTAGATCCGAGATATCCTTGGACCTATAATACGAAGGTATGACAAGATTGTCAAGTCCGTACTTCTCGCAGATCTTAACGGCCATTGTCTGGCCAGGGTTACGAGGATTGTCAAAGTCGTTGTCGTAGAGGACGATTACTTTTTTGAAACGCGCTTGCGCTTCTTCGATGGTGCCTTCACTTGGCACAAGCATCTCTGATTGTAAAGCAATGGATGGGTAGTCAAGCACCGCCAGACACATGACATCCTTGAGGGAACTTGTGAGAACCAAAGTCTCACCACGTTCAGGTAGCTGCCGATAGCCTTGAAGACATTCCATCCCCACGTTAGAAAACCATTTAAAATCTCCTTCAAGCGGACGGTAAATCTTATAACCGCAGTCAAAGCGGTAACGATAGCTGATACTATTGCACGAAAAACGTTGTTCATTAATCCAGACATGTGTAATGGGTTGAACATCAAAGATACGTAATAATTTTTTACTGATACCAAACTGTTTCCAGTAGGCCGCATCTCTGCTGTCCCAGTCCCTTACTCTGACTCGGATTTCTGCTTTTGTTTTTGCTCGTACTTGTGGCTCCACCTTTCGTACAGGCCGCCCAACACGTACACCAGTATAGAGACCCAACCCAAAACAGCCATCAATGTGTATAAGTGTTCCATAGAAATCTAAATTGTATTTGTAACCGACATATGCAAAGCAATCGAACGTATGATCTGGGTGACCGAAGTCCTTGTACAATAACCTCTGCCCAATAAGGGAGATGTCAACTGTGGGGGACTTGTCGTCTCGAAGATCACTACGAAACTTTACACCTATCTCTTTGAAGTTTCTACAAAAGTACTTAAATATCTGATACTCAGAGACTTTTTCAAGTACGTTATCTCTACTTAGGTATACGTCACTCTTGCGTGCTTCGATCATGATAAGTTAGGGCCAGACTATAAAGATACAGCCTGGCCCCTTATCTTATATCCAGTCAGCAGCTACATCAGCTTCAGCAGACTCAGTCGATGCTGCAGTATCGTTAGGCTGAACAACACCAGGTTCCCACTTCTTGAGAGTCAGATCGTTAGGATCATACTCTGCACGGAAGTCACCATAGTCCTCGTTGAGTGCCTTGATAAACAAGTCATCACGACGTGGCTTCTCACGACCAAAGTGCTTGGTGTATACAGTCTGATACTTGTCATCCTTGACACCCATCAAGAGACGCAAGCGGTTCTCCTTGAGAGAGCTTACATACTGCTTGAGCTCAGTCACATCACCGCTAGTCACAGCTGCGATGTCATCGATGGCACACTCACCATCACGACCGACGTTAGCCCATGCACGCATGAAATCTATGAGCATCTCCTCACCCACATAGGAGCGACGGACACCCTCGTTCTTGAACCACTCATACTGAGTAGATGGGTTCTCTGTGCCCCATGCTGTCTGACCAAACTTGTTGATCCACTGGTACTTACCAGTGCGAGACTCGGGACGTTCTTCAGGTTGAACAAGTATGTCAAAGCGTGTAGTGAACTCATGCTCAGCGTTGCGAACCCAGAAGGTCAGCTTGTTGAGTGCTCGTTCCCCCATCAGAATACCAGTGTAGTTCTGCTCGCTCTTGACATTGATGCCAAGTGAGTGCAGCTCACCGAGTGTGGGGTTTACAGCGATAACGTTTACTGTAGCAACGCCACAGTACAGGGGTATACCCCCACCTCCAACTTCTATGCTGGAATCATTAGATGCAATAGCCATTAGTCTTTGATTTCGTCTTGGTTGTCTTCGTGTGGATCTGCTTGCGCAATGCCTTGCTGCAATGTCATTTGCTGTGAGGCGGTGTCATCAACGAGTTGAATGCGCATCACTCGTTGTCTCTTGATACGGATACCCTTCAGCTTTGGGTGAGAGAAAATCTCCTTCGCCTCAGCGATAGTCATACCGTACTTCTTACGAATATCATCACGGCTCATGCCATCATCCTTGATGTGGCGGATGAGCTGAGAGATAGTCAACACCTGTGGTGTTTCTTCTTGCACTACTTCTGGGGTAGCTTCTACTCTTGCGTCAAAAGACATGTTGTTGTGTTTAATCGATGAAAATTTTCGTCCAGTCCAGCTCAGCATCAAGTCCTCGTAGATGCTCACAGCGTGAACCTGCCGTGTCGTCGTTCGTAGAATCGAACGATATCTTTGTGGCTCCCTCACCCCTGTACACATAGCCGATAGCGTCAGAGTTTGCACATGCAATCTCACGGAGCTTACCAGTCAAGGACAGGTCATTAGCCTTGACTTCTTTCCCGTTCTTCGTGAGGTACTTGTCTTTCAAGTGACCAACGAAGATGACGTGATCAGCCAGCTTGTTGAGGTTACGGAACCATTTTTGGAAAGACTGTCGCAAGTAGTTGTAGCCTGCACCATTGGGCAGTGTGAGTACAGACAAACCTTTATTGTCCTTGTCGAAGTTCTTACCCATGGGTGTGGCTTGATACATTTGCTTTGCATCCTGCTCACACCACACTTCCAGTTGGGTAATAGTGTCGATAGCAATATACTTGTACGGCTTTCCCTCGCTAATAATAGCTTTCCCGACCTGAGCCAACTCAGCGAGGGAGTTGACTTTGATCTTGAGTGCGTCCACCATATCTGACCCGTCCTCCAGGTCAATGATGAGACAGTTCTCAAGCTGGGACAAAGCTGTGGTCTTACCGATCTTCGGTGGACCATAGATAATCATGTTCTTAGGTGATTTGCGGGCAGCTTTAACCACCTGTTTTGGAAGTACTAGTTCGCTCATTGATTGTGAATGTTGATAGATCTGTTTCGAATGGTATCATACCGAGCAAACCATCACGGTTCTTCTCGATGTGCACAGCCATGAGACCCACAGGGTCCTCACCACAGTATTTGTCAGTAATCCCATATAGATCGTAAGGTCTTTGCAGCATCATCACGACATGTGCGTCCTGACCTATGGAATCACCCCCAAATAAATCTGTGAGCATTGGCTGGTACTGTTGCTTAGCACGATATTCTTGCTCGATGTTACGGTTCAGCTGAGACAGCAGTATATTGATACAGGTCATACGAGCCTGCATCCACATGCATGCCTTCGACAAAACATTGAGTCGTTGTAGTTCTGTCTCAGCACTACCGAGTACCAAACGAGAGTGGTCAATTAGATTGACGATTGTTGCAGATGGGTAACGATGGAACACCTGTTCGTTGATGTTCTTCACCTTCTCCATATCCTGCGGGATAGAACAGAAGTAAATAGGGTAATCCTTGTACTTCTGTACTGCTTGCACATACAAGTTGTACTTATCCTGTGTCAGCTTAGCTTCAACTGACAACAATTCGAACGTCTGTAGCTTTGTGTCTTTCGAGCCAGCACGCAGTATCTGCTGCTCACCCGGCATCTCAAAGCTCCAGTAGAGTACAACTACATTCTTGTCTGTGTTCTTGTCCAGGAGATCAAAGATCAACTGGTTTGAGAACGCAGATTTACCTACACCAGGACGCCCAGCAATGACGTACATCTTGCCGGGTTGTAGCCCACCCATCAAGTTCTTGTTCAGTCTTGCCCAGTTAGTGGGATACACCAACCTGTTACCACGTATGCCTTTCTGGACATCCATGATAGATCGCTCGACTGACTTAGAAATGTGACGGAGTTGGGGTATGTCCGTTATCTCATAGTTGGCGCGTGTTGCGCCCTTGGGAGGATTGCTCATCTTCTACATCTTCATACTTCTCCCATGTGTAGTTATTCACCCAAGTCTGTAGCTGCTGCATGTAGCCGAGAGTGTTGGTCGACTTACGCAGCTCAAGCTCATTTATCAAACATTTGATTATAAACTTGTGCTTCTGCGTATCCGACCCCACAATCTTCTCATACTTCAGCTTAGGCTTGGCGTTTGCTCTAGCGTTGGCATCTTTAGCCCTCAACACCCGCATATGCCCTTGATTGTAGACCTTGAGAGGAAAGTGGGAGAGAAGCTCGGACCACATCTGATCAAACGAAGTCTGGAATATATCCAGAAATCCTTGTCGTACTGTGTGGTCTCGCAGCTCCTCCCCCAACTTAAGTAGGCCCTTGGTTTGCAGGGATTCGGTGTCTGGATTTAGAGATAACTCTTCTAGACAATCATAACTTGTGGCATGCAAGAGGTACAAATATAAGAAATCATCAGCTGTTATCCCAAATTCCTTGAGAGTTTCTGTGTTGATCTCTACAATCATACCAATTATTTAAACACCATAGTTATCTCCACCCCTCTGACGTTCATGGTAATGACATCAGATACCGTCGTAGCCTCCTTCTTTTGGTAACTGATTACCTCAGCTTTAGAAGTCTTAGGCTTGACAGACTTGGGTGGTGTGGGTGTCTGGTACCCACGGCTCAACAATGTGTAGTATCTGCCCTTGATTTGATGAGGAGTGAGCAGAATCCTGTACTCTTGCTTGATCCGCCTTTGGACCTGCAGAGTTGCTTCGTGTTGAGTTGTCTTGCCTCTGTTGACAAGAGTGCTCATGATCATATAGTCCATATGATCGTCATAAGGTGCAATGGTTTTTGCTTTCATTTTAGATAGTATTGTAGGTCTTCACCCTTTTGAACATTAGTTATTTTCTTAGTGGCTTCTTTTAGCCATTTCTCTTCCTGCGAATCGATCATGTAGAAGATGAAGATCTTACCGACCTTGTCCCCATCCTTACGAATGATTCGTCCCATACGTTGTATCAAAGGCAAGGACTTGCTGTCCAAGCCTACGATGATACCAACACCAACATCAGGGACGTCAGTGCCTTGGTTCAGAGCTTTTGTAGAACACAGGATTCTTAGCTCTCCACTAGCAAATCGAGACAACATGTCCTCCCTCTGCTTCTTAGTCTTACCAGAGTGATAGCTCTCACCACCCAATCTCTGAGCTGTAGCATCTGCAAACTTGTTTGTGCCACCGAAGGTTAGGATCTTCTCCTTGTCGTAGAAGTCAGCAACTTCTCGTGCACCGTTAAGTTTACTGCTAGCCTCTTGGATAACCTTACGCCTACCACGTACAGCATTCATGTACTGTGCAGCTGCGCCTACGTTACCCTTGATTGTACCAGCTAGAATACCACTGGCTTTTGTCCATGCATCGTGACCACCCAGTGCCATCTTCATCTTGACGAACATCTTCTGATGCTTGTTATACTCTTCCCTTTCATCAGGATCGAGCTCGAGTCCAATGCACACAAGCTGATACTCTGCGACATAGCCAGCCTTTACTGCCTCATCCAAAGTAATCTTGTAGCATACAGGTGCTAGGTTGACTAGCATTGTACGATACTCAGGGTTCTCTGGTATAGTTGCAGTGAGACACATCAGCCTATTGTACGTGTTCTTCTCAAAGAACTCACTGTACACAGGTGACAAGCCCAGGTGTATCTCATCACACACGACGACATGATAGTGCTTACCCTCCAGCTTGTGAGCTGACTGATAGCACATAAAGTCAATGCGGTCGAGGTAGTCCTCGAAGCCCCACTTGATAAACTCTTTGGGGAACTGTTCCTGCAACTGTGTTGTGGGTACAAGAACTAGGCACCGTGCCTCAGTATCTTCCAGTTCATCAAGACTATTACCAATAGCGAGAACGGCAACACGAGATTTCCCAAAGCCAGTAGCAGCAATAATGCTGCCTTTAAACCCTTTACGGGCCCAGCTGTTGAGTGCTTCTCTTTGTGCTCCATCTCTTGATACTGCCTTGCCTTTGGTTACTTGCTTGTTGATCTCTTTCATCATTCTACGAGCTCGTCTTATCTCAGTCGGGCTGACTTTCACGTATTTCATCTTCTATTTCTTCTTCCAAGAACCTAATGATGTCGGGATCAAAGGCTTGCTCTGGTTTAATTTCAATATCCAGTATGGATATTTCAGGATGTATGGTAGGTGTGTAATAGTCCCCATGTTGACCGGGGATAACCTCATACTTTACCTTGATGTCCAAGGGTCCGATGTCGGAGTCTATCTGTGTCTCCCAAAAACGCTCTTTCATTTTCTACTACTCTTATATTTAGTCTAACAATTTGCCTCTTCAATGCACTGAGGTCTCTTCTTACTAGCTCCACCTCAGACCGGAGCTTCTGGCATTCCGTCAAATTCATAGCCGTTTAGTTTTAGTCTTTGTCTTGCTATCATTTTAGCATGATTGTACTTGACTCTAAATGAGCGATCAATCTCTGTGAGTTCTTCTGCACGCTGCACTGCAACAGTCACTGTCGAATGATCCCTACCCGTATACATGCCGAGTCTTTTGCACGTAAACTTGTGTAAATCTCTTCTACATATTAAGTAGAATACTTTGCGAGCATCAGCCAGTGTACGTAGTCTGGTTCTGCTCTTGAACTCTTTGATGGTGATGTCATATTCATCGCAGCATGCTGCTGCTACGATGTCTAGCTCACCAGTTCCGAGTATTACTCCATGTTTGATTAGGGTCTGAGCTGATATACTCAAACCAGGATAGATGTGATGGTCCATGTTGGAATCGTTTTGTGCGCCCTGCAGGACTTGAACCTGCGACCGGATGATTATGAGTCATCTGCTCTAACCACTGAGCTAAGAGCGCGAAAAAGGGCCAGTGACGTTTCACCGGCCCTACCTGTAATTGAATGAAACACGTCTGAGCTGTTATCGCCTCACACGCGTACCCCGGGCGGGACTCGAACCCACAACCTACAGCTTAGAAGGCTGTTGCACTATCCAGTTGTGCTACCGAGGCAATTTGAAGTGTTTCAAAGTATTAAAGGTATGATCTAATTTGGTGTGGTTTATCGCCTGCAGAGGATTAATCTTCCCACTTACTAGTGCTGGATCAGTCTCTAAGAAACCTGCTTCCCCTGCGTCGATTTGCCACTTGGTTGGTGGTGCTGGTGGGACAAATAGTTTCACCCCATTTCTACGCAAGTTACCACTTAGATGTATGTCATCTACGAAGAAAGAATCTTTTACTTCATGTTTGAATACACGTTCATCGAAATGAGATGGTCGTACAGCCACACCACTGTAACCAAGAAGAATATCCACTTGCTCCGGCTTGCGAATATTTGCAGAACATATCCTTTCCTCACCCCAAGGGTTCTGATAGATAATGCTACCCATTCTGCATGCTGCATGTCCCCTGTCTAACAATCCACTACGTAACAGGATCTCTACAGCATTGCTGTGGTAAGCTCTATCATCATCGAAGAAGAAGATGAAAGGCTCAATGCTTTCCTTCTTCCCCATCTCTTGTTCTAAGACACCGAGGAG